ACCTTTAGCTGCTTCTTCCATAGCCTGTCCTGTTCTATTTACTCTTTGTTCTCTTTCTGTTACATCTGCCATACTTGTTGCTCCTGCTCCTAGTGTTTGTGCTTCTGCTAATTGTTCTGGTGTAAAATTTGGTAGATTTACTGGTGGATAACTTCCTAAATCTATACCAGTGTAATCAGGGTCGATAACAACCGGAAGTGTTCCTCCTTCTGATAATCTTTTTCTAGGTGGGTTTTTAGCCATAATTTATTTTACCTTAATTCAAATAGTTTGTCAAGCTTTTCGTCTAACTTATCTAGTCTATCCACTAAGTCTTTCATAACTGCTCTGGACTCATTTTTTGTAACATAGTCTCTAGCTATCTCTTCTCTAGTTTTATTTAACAAAATATCAATACGTTTATTTTCTTGAGAGTTTTGTCGAATGTTGTAGAGTATTGGAGCTAAAACTAATGTTATAAAAGCATTCCAAATCAGGTATGAAGATATTTCCATATTAGCCCACCTGCTTAGTTTGAACTGTTGGTGTAACTAATTCAGCTATATTTGCATCAAGACCATCTTTCATTTCTGTAATCTTATCTGCACCAATAGCAGCTTCAACCCAACCTTGTACATCACTTGCAGTTAAATCTGCAAAGGCTGTAAAGTCTGATAGGTCTGAAGTGTCTAAAGATTGCGAACCATATACTGTAGCAGAAGCAGCAACATCATTATCTTGCGAATCTTTAACAGTATTAGTATCATCAGTTCCAGTAAGTCTCCAGTGGACATTAAAGACAGTATCAGCGTTGCCGTCTATTTCTTTAACATCTACAGTACTTACATCCCATGTATAGTTAATTGCCATTTTTATTCTCCTTTGAGTGTATTAATTTCAGCTTGTAAAGCTTCAACCTGTTCGTGTAATTCTTTTATTGCAGAAATAAGTACAGCATCTTTATCATTTAAAGTTGTTAAATACCTTTTTTCTGTATCTTTTGTGTATTCATATTCTGCATCTTTATTATCAGAAGCGTCTTCTTCTGTAACCCAATAAGAATCTTGCTCTAAAATTTCTTGTGCAATAAAACCTCTTTGAGTTCCTGTTTTTCTTACTCCTGTAGTATCTTTAAATTCAAAAGTTCTTGGTCTTAAACTTTTAATTAAATCTAAACCACCTGTGTAGTCTTCTATATTTTTCTTTGCTCTTTCATCTGATAAAGAAGATATACTGGTACTTGTACCAGCTAAAGTACCATCTAAAGCAATTCTAAATCTTAAAGTATGTGTTTGTGTATTAGGTGCTGCTACTGCAGGTGCTGTATAAAATCCGTGTATACCACCATATTGTTGATAAAAACTACCACCTAAAGTTCCAGTCATAGCAACTCTATCATCATCATTATTTAAATGTGAATTATTTTGTAAATCTGTAGTCACACCTGAGTCAGAAAATAACATAGCTGCTCTACCTATTTGTAATCCTTTTTCTGTTGAATGAACATCATTTCTTAAAGTTGAAACTGGAGTAGAGCCAATACCAACATTACCAGATTGGTCAATTCTCATTCTTTCTGCTGGACTTACACTGCCAACATCAATAGTTTCAAAAGACATATAAGTACCTTGATTAGACCTGCCATCATCGCCATCACCTGTTTGTACTATACATTTTATATTACCACCTTGAAAGGCATAATCAGTTCCTTGACCTTCAAACATAATTTGCCCAAGTGTATCTCCAGCTTGAGTATCAGCAGCTCCTGAACCTGTATTAGTTTGTGCACCTAATTGCAATCTTAATCGACCACCTATTGCAGAACCAGTTCCACCTGTATTAGATTGAACTATTAAATTAGTTTCTGAACTAGATTTTAATATATGTAAAGGTGCAGAAGGACTTGTAGTTCCCAACCCAACTCTTTCTGAAGTGTCGATTGTAATAACATTGGTATCAGCATTATCATCTATACCTATTGAAGTAAATGCACCTTGTACTGTGACTGCACCAGCAAAAGTAGCAAGTAAATTTTCATCTATGGTTAATGCTGGTGTTGTGCCAACAGTTGAGCCTTTACCAATAATTAAATCATCAGCACTATCATCTAACCCAATATAAAAATCTTGTGCATTACCATCAAATATTAATGCTGTATCTTCTGCACCACCATCTCCAATAGTAATTTTTGGTGTAGTACCTTTTAAGGTCATGGCACTATTAGTTAATGTTAGTACCTCCGTACCAGCAATATCCATTCTAATAGTATCTTCGTCAGAACTTTCTTCTACTTGAATTTTAGTATCAGCATCAGCATCTTGTACAGTAGTAGCTGTACTAATACTTGTAGTAGTCAAAGTAATACATTCTACTTTTACACCACTTGGAGGTGCTGTTGAAAATGTTAAAGTTGAACCTGAAACTGAATAAGTATCTTTATGTTGTAATACACCATCTAAAGTTACAAAAGTAGCATTTTCATTTGTTGGAGCTGCACTTAAAGATAATGTAGTATCAGAACCATCTCCTGTCATCGTATCTATTACAGGAGCAGTTCCTCCTCCACCACCAGCTATAGCACCCCATTCATCTGTATAACCTTCAAAGCCACCAGTAGTTGAATTATATCTAAAGTAACCTGCAGCAGGGCTTCCGGGTCTTTGAGCTGTAGTACCTACTGGTACATGAATAGCGTCTGTATTAGCACCTAAGTCTAATGATACATCTGGTGAAGTTTGATTAACACCTATTTTATTTTCACTTACATCTACAAATAAAACACCACTATCTACATTAACATCTCCAGAAAAGGTAGCTGCTGCAAAAGTTGTTGGAGTATTAGCACTACCATCAAAACTTACACCACCAATAGTTCTAGCAGTTGTTAAAGTAGCTGCAGAACCTGTTGTGTTTTGGTTAAGAGTTCCTACTGTTAAGTCTATAGTGCCGTCTGCATCTTGATAATCAACTGTAATACCTGATTCAGTATTAGAACTAAACATAGCTCCTACTGTATCTTGAACTACTTCTGTTAAGTCTATGTTTGCAGTACCATCAAAAGATACACCATGAATAGTTCTAGCAGTTTCTAAAGCTGTAGCAGTTGCAGCGTTTCCTGTAGTATCTTGATTAAGTGTACCGATTACAAAATCTAAAGTGTTATCAGAGTCATCGTAAGTAACAGTAACACCTGTTTCAGTGTTGCTTGTTACCATTGCTCCAACTGTGTCTGAAATAGTTTCAGCTAAAGTTGTACCATTAACTGTTATAGCATCTGCTTCAAGTGTACCATCAACATCAACATCTCCAGAAATATCTAAACTAGCAGCAGTTAAAGAACCTCCAATAGTTAAATTTCCTGAACTCGGATTATAAGTAAATCCTGTATCAGTTTCTAATCCTTGAGTTCCTGTAGCACCATCGACAAATACAGGGAAAATTGTTTCATCTGTGCTATTATTAGCAGAAACAGTTACCGTTGTAGCTAGTGCTGCTGTACCTGTAGTGTCTTGGTTAAGTGTGCCAATTACAAAGTCTAAAGTATTGTCACTGTCATCATAAGTAACAGTAATACCAGTTTCAGTATTACTTGTTACCATAGCTCCTACAGTATCAGAAATAGTTTCTGCCAATGTAACTCCACCAATAGTAATTGCATCGGCTTCTAATGTTCCATCTATATCTGCATCGCCACTAATATCTAATGTAGCTGCATCAAGCTCACCACTAATAGTAATATTTCTACCACCAGTTATATCTTTGTTTGCATCTGTTATAATAGCTTTACTTGCTATTACTGTTCCGTTAGTAATTCCATCTATAAGATTAATGTCTGCAGCACTTGCTGTTACACCATCTAAAATATTTAACTCTGCAACTGTTGAAGTAATACCATCAAGAGCATTTAGTTCTGTAGCAGTTGCTGTAACTCCATCAAGAATATTAAGTTCTGCAGTTGTAGAAGTTACTCCATCAAGTATATTTAATTCTGCTGTAGTAGCAGTCACACCGTCAAGAATATTTAGTTCGGCTGTTGTAGATGTAACACCATCAAGAATATTTAATTCGTCTGTAGTTGAAGTAACTCCATCTAAAAGATTTAATTCAGTAGCAGTAGCTGTAACACCATCAAGGATATTTAGTTCTGCAGCAGTGCTAGTAACACCGTCTAAGATATTAAGTTCTGCAGCAGTACTTGTTACTCCATCAAGAATATTAAGTTCAGCAGCAGTTGAAGTTACTGTAGTGCCATCAAGAGCAAGAGTATCAATCTCAGCAGTACCATCAATAAATATGTTTCTCCATTGTTGTGAAGAGCTACCTAAATCATAAGTGTCATCATCATCAGGAATAATACTTGAGTCTACATCAGCTCCAAAGACTACATTATCAGTAGCAGCATCACCCATAGTAATTGTACCACCGTTAAAAGTTGTAGTACCTGTAACTGTTAAATTACCTCCTACTGCAACATTACCAGTAGTTGTAATTGAGTCTATATAAGCATCTTTAAAATATAATGAACTTGTTCCTAAATCAACATCACTATCAGTGACTGGAAGTAAAGCACCATCTTGTAATCTTATTTGTTCTACTGCAGAAGAAGAAACTTCTACATAAAATCCCCATCTATTATTTGTGCTATCTACAACTATTTTATTTAAAAAATCTAAATCACCAATAGTATGAATATTACCACCTTGACCTGCAGTACCATCGTGTCGGTGTCCAGTAGAACTTGCACTACTTGAAGAGTAAGTGAAAGCATTTACTAACTGATTATATTCATCATTAAACAAAGCTGCAGTTATAGTATCTCCATCTGAAAATGAGCTCTGTCTTGTATATGTTTGTGCCATAATTATCTCCTACCCGAAGGTATAAAGTCTACATAAAGTCCGTTAACTGTGTAGCTTGGTTTTGTATCATTACTTGTTACTGTAAAATTATTACTTGTACCACTACCTTGTAACGGTACTCTTATCATTGGATTATTTTGTCCGGCAAATTTATTTGTATTAAATACTGCATCACCAAATAATGAAGGTGGATTTATAACTCCTAAATCAAATAAACTTGTTGGTTGTGGTACATCAGAACTATTGTAATCAAATTTAACTTGTACATCAGGTTCTACAATACCTTCTGTTGCCATAGAAACTCGCAGATAGTGTAAAGTTTTTAAAGTTCCTAAATCACCATAATCATAATTAGGTGTCGTGTACCTTGCTAAAATAGCAGTACCGTTAAAATCATCACCAGTATCGTGTTGATAAACATTACCATTAGTATCACCGTGATAATATTTTTCTACACCATCATCATCAAAACCAGAACCAATAGCTGTAACTTCGAGTCCTCTAGTTTCAGACCATTGAAAACCATTAGGTCTTAATGTGCCAATAATACCTCTTTGAGTGCTATCAGCAGCAGAAGTATTTGTATAAAATAAACGATACTGTGATTTTTCTCTTAATACTACACTATTTATTGTATAAAGATTTATACTTTCTGCTAAATCACTTAAAATATTTTGTATTGAACTTGTAACAGTACCTAACTCCACATCTCCAATCCTTGCTGTACCAGCTACTGTTCTTAATCCATCTGGTGCTAAAAATATTAAATCACCAGCAATTTCTTGAATACTATAACCACTTAAACAACCTACGTTTTTAGTTACTGGAACTACAGCTATCGTACTAGAATTATTTATATTCTGTAATTTAAATATTGAGTTTTCACAAAATATAAATAATTCGTTACGGAAACTTTTAATACCTTTTATTTGGTCTTCAATAACTATATTACCTGAACCAGTGCTAGTAAAATCTGTTGGGTCTAAAGTACCACTATAATATATAGTATTTAAATTATCTTCAACTCCAGCAGCTATTAAATGTTTATCATGTACGGTTACATATTTAACTGACTTTGTACTTGTTACTGTTATTTCACCTGCAAAAAAAGTTCTAGTGTTTATGTTATCGCCAGTACCTGTCATTTCAAAAAAGAAAGGTTCGTTAGCTCCATCAGAAATAATTAATTTACCATAGTCTGATGTTGCACTTTCAAATAAAGCAAACTGGCATTGTCCTTGTCCAGTTCTAGCAGCAACACTACGACCTGTAAAAGCTGTATGATTATCGCCACTACTAGCAACACTAGCTCTATTTATTTCTAACCAACTTGTACCAGTTTGACTAAAATAAATACTTGTACCTGCACAAACAACTACACCATCAGCATAAGGTATTGCACCTAAAATATTTGTTGAACCACCTGTAGGTTGAACTGCACTACCACCACCAAACTTTGTAAAGCCATTAATACGTCTGTAACCACCCTTAGTAGAAACTTCAAAGTTTTTTAACTCAGTTGCTACACCGGGAGTTTTAAGTAAGTCAATAGCATTTGATGAAGTTACTAGACCTCCGGCACATGCTACTGTGTAAGGTTGACTTCTACTCATTTATTTTACTTTCTAGTTCCTCTACTTTTGCTGATAGTTCTTGGATAGCTTTCATTAAATAAGTAACCATACCACTTGGATTAAAAGAATACTTTTCGTCATTAGGATTTTTTGGGTATGCTTCTGGAAACTTGTCCACTTCATTTTGAGCTATGTAACCTTTTTTAGTTTCTTTAGATTCATCAGATATAAAATTAAAAGTAACTGGTTTTATGTCTTTAAATTTATCTAAAACATTTTCGTTCCAATCTACTATATTTTCTTTTAATGATAAATCTGACGACCCTGAAACAAAAGCTGTTGAAGAAGAAGTGATTGAAATACTACCGACATCACTACCACCATTTTGTTTAAATCCAATAACAACACCATTATTTGTTCTATCAAATACACAAGCAGCAGCACCAGTTCCCCTTGCTTGTAGTACAGCAGAAGAACTTCCCGATGAAGCAGTAAGACCAATTAACAATCTACCAGAAGAATCAAGTCTCATTCTTTCTGAAATATTATCAGCAGTTGATGTAGCAAATGTCATAAAACCATCATCTTTATTAGTAGTATCGTCACCACCTCTAAATACTATTCGAGCAACTTCTGTACCATTCCATAAACCACGAATTTCACCTAATGCTCCACCTGCACTACTTCTATTAGCATCTATAGTAAGAGCATTGTTTGTATTACCTGTGCTTTTTAAAAGAATACCTTCATCACCACTATCACAATGAATATGTAAATTTTGTGCAGGGTCATTAGTACCAATCCCAACTCTTGCATCTTCAGATAGTCTCATAACTTCAGTTAAAGTTGCATTTTTTATAATACTAAAAGTTAATCTACCATCTTCAGCATAAGAC